AAGCAAGTTTTTGAGAAAGCAAGTTTGAACGGAGACGGAATGTCGGTCCCAACTTAGAGGCCGGGGCCGGAACAGAAAGAGAAGAAGAAGATGGCTGCTCCTACTTTTGAGACGGTAGCCCTGGCCACCCAGCAGAACGGCGAGGCTATCCAGTCATTGAATAAAACCCTCGGGACTGTAGTTGACAAACTCTCCCGTATGCCGATGCCCGGACAACCGACGCCCGACCAAGCATTCGGTACTCCCTGGATTCGTAATGGTGAGAGTGCCCTGGATGATTCCAGAGGCTTCTCTTACCTCAAAATGATTGGGCACATCGCTGGGTTCGTCCCAGACGAGCAGTGCAAGCACGAGAGAAACCTCGCTATGAGAATGGCGAAGTGTCTCTATGCGGACGCTGGTAACGACGGCTATCAGTGGGCTTCTCAGAATAAACTTGGTGAGAGGAAGTTCCTCGCTCCCCTTGCTCCTAACTTCCTCCAGGACAACTTCGTTGACCGAAGCTTCCGTCGTGAGATGAAGCAGATGGTTGCCGCAGGGACGGACGGAGCCGACCTGGGAGAGGCGAGCTGGATTAAGCGAAAGATGCTCTCCCAGCAATATGGAACCAAGGCTCTGTCTTGGTTGAATGAACTGACTGGTGGTGCTATCGTCGCTCCGCCTGAGATGGGTGAGTTGATTGAACTCTTGAGAAATAAAGAGGCTCTGGTCAATGCAGGAGCGAGGGTCGTTCCTCTGCCTCCGCAGGGACGCCTCAAGTATCCTCGTCAAACGTCCCCTTCCAACACCTTCTGGGTAGGTGAGAATTCGCCTATCACAGAATCTATCGTCGGTACTGGTGAGATTACTCTGCAAGCTAAGAAACTCGCAGTCCTCATCAAGGCACCGAACGAGTTGATTCGCTTTGCCTCACCTGCGGCAGAGGCGTTGCTCAGAGACGATATGACGAAGAGCTTGGCTCTTGGATTGGACTTGGCTGGATTGGAAGGACAGGGAAGTGACGTCAAGCCGAGGGGTGTGATTAACTATCCTGGTATCAACCGAATCCAGTCGTCTCAGATTGGACCGACATCTGGTGGTGTTGTGGTTGGACAGGATATCTACCGAATGATTGCAGCGGTAGAGGAGTCGGACGCAGAGTTCGAAGCGTACATTATGCGTCCGAAGACCCTTTACAAATACTATCAGCTGCGAGCGGATGCTGTTGTAGCGGGTGACGCAGCGGGTCCGTATCTGTTCAACTTGATTAGAGAGGCACAGGATGACACGCCTGCTTCGCTGGCTGGTTATCCCGTCGTCAAGTCTACTCAGGTTTCTCAGACTCGTTCGTATGCCAACGCTTCCAACCTCACTTATGTCGTTGGTGGTATGTGGAGTGATATGCTCATCGGTATGTTCGGTGCGATTGAATTCGCTGCGACCACGATGGGTGATACCGCTTTCGTCAATGATCAGACGTGGGTGCGTGGTATTCTGTCGGCGGACGTTCAGCTTCGTCACGAGGCGGCTTTCGTTCTGCTTGATAACCTGAACACCCTTGTCACGGCTGCGTCGTAAGGCTAGTAGACAGATAACCTCTTATCAAGAAGGAGAAGATTTAGATGTCTGCTAATCTTATAGTAGATATTGGAGGGACGGGACATTTTAATCCTTCCCTCGTGGCTCCTAATGGACCACTATCTGGGACGGTCATTGGCGTGCCGATTGATTTGGGTGACGCCAACACCTTCACCAATGTCTGGGTTGCGATGGCTGCGGCGAGCGGTCCAGTGCAAATCCAAGTCCAGTGCAGCGATAGCCCTTCGGGCTATATCTCCTGGGGTGGAGGAATTCCCCCGTCGGGAACCTTCACAGACCCGACGAGTGGACTTGCTCAGTTTCCAACTGGATTTACGTCTGGTGGAATTCTGACTGTCAACAGCGGACTCTTCCAAATTCCTGGAGGGGGCTGGGGTGGAAGTGGACAGCCGAACTATATTGGTGGGTATCCGCCTGGAACCTATCCGTATGGGACTACTCCTGTCAACAATGCTCAGGGAGGAGCGGCTTTCAGTCCTAGTGGTTCCCTTCCAGAGTTCGCGTCTGGTGGAATAGGGTTCGGGGCTTTCCAGCGGACAGGGCAGTATGCTCGCCTCAATTTGCTGTCAACGTCTGGAGGTCCTACCAGTGGTAATTCCGTAGTTATCGCTGGTTTCGTAGCCCAGAAGCGTACCACAGGATCCGGGGGTGGCTTCACTTGGCTTCCCCAGTCCGGTCCCAATGTCGCCAACGTCTAAGGGAGAAGCCGATGAGTGCGAATCTGCTAGTAGACATTGGGAATACGACCAACTTCAACCCGTCGTCCGTTGGTGCTACACTATCGGCTTCTGGTGGAACACTGGTCGGATTTCCAATTGACCTTATAAACTGCGACACCTATTGCAATCTATTCTTAATTGCTCCAGGCGTCAGCGGTCCTATCCAAGTCCAAGTCCAATGCACACCACAAGGAGCAGACAATGCTTCTGGTGTCCTCTGGTCTGGCGGTGGTTTTCCCGTAAGTGGAAACTTTACAGACCCGACGAGTGGACTAGCACAACTGCCGACAGTCTTCCAGTCTGGTGCGAACGTCTACTTCAATAGTGGACTCTATTCACTGCCTGGAGCTGGATGGGGTGGAAGTGGACAAACAGGGGCTCTTCCTGGTGGATATCCAGCGGGGACGTTCCCGTTCGGATTAGACCCTGTTTATAACGCTCAGGGTGGATGTGCCACGGCTCTTATCACCTCTGGTGGAGCCAGTGGTGCGATACCTGTCTTCGCTTCTGGTGGAATTGGCTTCGCTGCCTTCCAGCGGACGGGACGATGGGCACGGACAGTCGTCACACTTCCAGCAGGTGTCGGTGGTGCAGGAGCAGGAGGTTCGGGTTCTCTGCTCACTGTCATCGCTGGGTTTATCACCCAACTGGACACCACGGGTTCTGGTGGCGGATTCTCCTGGCTCCCCCAGTCTGGTGGTGGAAACGTGGCTTTGGTCTAAGAAGAGTATTCATAAAAGGGGGAGTCGCTCACTCCCCTTTTTTCTTTAAAAGGAATAGAAGATGGCTCAAATGTTGATTGATGTTGGCAATCGTGCCATCTTCGCTCCTTCTGTAGTGGCACAGAGTCCCTCCTCTGGTCTAGCAATTGGAACGTTGGTGGACTTGAAGGATGCGGATTCCTATTGCAATCTTTTCGTCGTTGTTTCGCCATCTACTCCAACTGGCTCTGTCAGTGGTGTTATTTCTGTTCAAGTCCAATGTGCAGATGGAGTGAGTGGAGCACTTTTCTCTGGTGGAGGGTTGCCTCTTAGTGGGAGTTGGACAGACCCGACGAGTGGACTAGCCTCTGTCAATCCTCCTACTTTTCCAACTTACTTCGTAAGTGGGGGTATAGTCAACTTCAATAGTGGATTGGTGCCAGTCATCGGTGGTGGATTCCAAATCTTTAGTAGTGGCTTCCCGTTATCTGGTGGTGCTTTAAACACTCCTTATCAGGGTGGATTTCCTGCGGGAACGATGCCATTGGGATTGACTCCGACGATTCAGGCTCAGGGTGGAGCCTTACTGGCTGTCAGCGGAACTGGGACGGGGTACGCCTACTCTGGCAGTTTCCCTCGCTTCAATAATGGTGGAATGGGATTCGCTGGGTTCCAGAGGACGGGGCAGTTTGCTCGTGCTCTACTCCTTTCTGGTGGTGCCACAGGAGTCAATGTCACCCTCGGCTTCTTATCTATGTCGATGGGTGGAGGTGGCGGATTCTCCTGGCTCCCAGGCTCTGGTCTCTCTGGTGGAGTAGGTGGCGGAGGCTTCGTTGGAGCAGGAGCAATTGGAATGCCTTTAGT